GGACCTTTCTTATTAATATATATCATCAAAAAATCTGGAACATACATTGATTGCTTTCCAGTAAATGGATGTTTATATGGAATTCTTACAGGCTCACTTGACCATTGTATTATTGATGGATGTGAATCGCACATTCTCATAAACGTTAGTTCCCAACTTGATCTAAAACGTGGTGATTTTGAACCCACATATTTTTGGTCATTTTTGACCTGATATATTCCTTGATGAAATTTCATAACAAACTTATTTAAGCAATAATTTGACGCTTAACAAATTTGTTTGTATCTCTTTCTATGTCTAATTTTCTTCTAGCTATTTGACTTGTAAGAGGCCTATATTGATTTAAGAGTGCAATACCAACTTCAGTAAATTGCAGTGAATTGTCTTCTGTGTCTTCAATAAGATCTGTAAATCTTACTCCAAATTTATTAATTGCGTCTAAGGCCAAAAGTGTGTATGCTTCAATTAGTGATTCGTTTTCAGCATACTGTTGAAATATACCTTTGATAATTTCGTATTGTCTTGGATTGATTGTTTCTTGTTCTAAATTTAAATTTGATAAAATTAAACTAGAGATGTCTTGTGATTGATTTTGTGGCTGACCTCCTGAAATATTTTTTGCTATTGAACCAAAGGAAGTAATTATCTGCCCAATGCCTCCAACAGATTCAATTGTTGATGTACTATTTCTAACTGGGTTTACTGCCATTACTTAAACAATCCTGTAAAGCCACTAACTGCACTTTTTGTACCTGACTTAACTTTATTTACAACTTGAGCTTTAGCATTACCAACACCGTTGACAATATCATTTCCAGCTGTTGCAATTGAATTACTTACTTGATTTAAAGAAATTTGTCCGCCATTGGCATCACCTATTGATCCTTTATCTCCGTCTGCACCTTCTTTATCATCTTTCTTACTGACTGTATTTGGTTTTTCTCCAGATAATCCAGCTGGAGTATCATTAAAGTCTCCTGCTGATTCTTCAAATGCATCAAATAAAGGATATTCTGTTTCTGGTGAATCAATTGGTTGTGCAATTTGATCAATTAAAAAGTTTTCATAGTTAAAACCAAAACTTAAATTAACTACACCAGAAGATGCATAATCTAATTGGTCCATATCAAATCTTGCAAGTCTTGGATATATTACTCTTGTTTTACTGTACATCGCACCAGCAACTTGATATATGTCAATATGTTTTAATAGTCTACTGTGAAAGTTTCTATGCTGAGCAAGACCAAAGTGATGAGTTTTTACAAACTGATCTTCAGTTTGATATATGTTTCTATTATAATTGTGATCTTCAGATCTTGGTTCTCCAGATATCCCTGTTTTCTTTTGAGTTAATCTTGCGCCTTGAAATTCAAACTCATATAACAGTTTTGCAAATTTTAATCCTAAACCATCATGTGTATCATACATTCTAAAAGTTATAGGATCATATGTGATTGATCTGTTGACTACCCTTTTTCTGTTATACTGATTAAGAACTGTTTGATCAACGCTAAATTTTGGTTGATCCACAGTGTTTACAATAAAATGTAATCTATCTCTAAACTGATTTAATTCTTGATATAAAGGTCGTAAATGCTCGGGGACCGAGATTTGATACATGCTAAAAGTTACAATAAACTGATGTGCTTGTCTCGGAGCCGGGTCATGATTTGAGCCGCGAAAGAAAAGGTTCGCGGCCCTGTTAGCTGGTTTTAAAACTGCCATATTCCTATACTCCGTTTTGAGTTCAGGTGTTAGTAATTATTATACTAATCCGCCTGAGCCACCTAAACCAAATAGAGGGAATATAGTATCGCCTGGTGCTTGATGTATTGCATTATCATATTTCAGTGTCAAGATAACTTGTACTGGTTCTGAAACTGCATAATCACCATCTGAATAATCAACGTTCTGCAAGAAACAACCTTCTAAGTCCCACTGTTCTAATTCAGTATCATTAGTACCATCTAGTATTTCAATTTTAGTTCCAAACTTGTAAACTGAACCTGATGTTGCCGCTGTCTGTTCGAAGTGGTTTAACTGTTTCTGTACTTGCTGACCAACAAGTTTTGAAATGTTGTTATTAATATCATCTCTGAGCGTTACGTTAACTGCTTCCCATGTGTGTTTGCCTTGCATGTATGCAACTGAGTTGTATGAATGAATTGGCACTTCTTCATGGTTAATTTTTGGTCTTGTAACGGACATAACTTGTTGAGTTAATTGCAGAGGTGACGCACCTAGGTTACCAAAGTTAGTAAATCTAACTCTAAATCTATATTTTAGTTTTGGCTGTAAAATACCGCCTCTACCTGTTGATCCATCTATTGGTACACCAAATTTTGAAAGTGTTGCCATTTTGTCTGCTCTCCTTAATAATTATATTTACTCTTTATTAGTTTGTACAAAATTTTTTGTACACTTTTAAAGGTAAATTAAAGGGATAAGATTAACTTACCCCTTTATTTTATTAGCTTAACTTGTTAAGCTCTCGCCAGTGTTTTTAATACGTAACGGAATGTAAATGAATTCTATTGCTTTTACTGGTTGAATAGCAATATCAATATACAATTCGTTTCTGTCAATTCTTGCACCTGTGTTGTTTGTGTCATCACATACTACTAAGAAATCAAACAATGCTCTTTTAGATACTAGATCTTCTAAGAATCTATTGAAAGTGTCAAGCACTTGATCTCTAGTTATTCTGTCATTTGGTTCAAACAAGAATGGTTTAGCCAAGTTATCAAGTTGATATCTTAAGTAGACAATCAATCTTGCAACATTAACTCTATCCAATGCTGATGCAACTGGTGACAATGTTTTCTGACCAAATACTACTAAACCTCTATTTGGAATAAACGCAATTGGGTTTATTTTATTAGAGTATAAAGTATCTCTTTGACCTTCTGACAATGTTACTGCTTTAAACTCTTCTTCTGGAGTAATGTAACCTACTGAAGTTGAGTTGTCAACTAGACCTCTTGTAAATCCAGCTGGTGCAAACCATGGAAATGCCACCTGATCGTTAAATGCAATAGTTCTCATTGCAATGTGAGTTGGTGGAACAACCACGTTGTTACCTGCTAAATCTGAAGTAAATCCTGATGGATAATATAGTCCAGCATAAGCTGATCCTGACAGTAATCCGTCTTCACCATTTGTTGGTGCATTGTTTTTGTTAGTTGCCCAGTTTTGAACTGATGTTCCGTCTGGTGCTAGTCTAAATGGTGTATCTGCTAAGACAAAAGCTGTTTGCTTTCTGTCTGTGCTTAATGTTAACATTTCGTCTAGCAATTCTGGATATCCTGGTGCCGCAAGTAAGTTAAAGAATCTTGACTCTGCTCTAATGTCATCGTTACCTTGTAATGCGCCTTGCATAGCAGTTACAATAACATTTCTTTGAGCTTTTCTACCCATATACGGTGTACCAGAAGTTGTTAAACCTGAAGTTGTTACCCAAATGTTACCATTGTTTGTATTGTCAAATGTGTAATTTGTTACATACTTCTTAACATTGTAACCTGATAGTCTTGTATTGAATAGTAAGATTCCTACTGGATATACCGCTGGATCTGGAGCGTCTGAATGGAAGTTAGCATAAGCTGAACCCCAATCTTGACTGTCTTCGTTTGCTCCGCCTGGGTTACCCACTGCGTCTCCAAATACAACACCTGTTGCTGTACTTTGGTCTGTGTTATCTAATAACACCCACTTACTTGTTGCAGAGTTATATTTGTAAATTTTTGGATATGAATCTAATTCATCTGAATCAATCCAAATGTCGCCGTTAGCAAGAGCAGTACCATTTGATTTTTTAGTTGGTTGTGCTGATACTATTTGCAAGTCTCTTAAACCACCTGAAGCAACTGAGCTTGAACTAAATCTGTCTTTTGAGTTAGCATAAGCCAGCCATTTCATTGTACCGCCATCATTTTCAGCAATGTAAATATCAGCATCTTGTGTAGTCTTATACCACAGTGTTCCATTTACTGGATCAGCTGTTGGTGAATTTGCAGATGCTTCATATGTTGCATCACCCCAAAGTGATTTATAGTAAAACGAACTTGCTCCTGATGATGTATTATCAGTAAATCCAAGATCAGCTGTTGACACACCTTTTGTATTAGATGCATCTGCTCCGTCTTGAACGTAAATTGCATATCCGCCTGTTCTTGTAAGTCTTAAGTATTGTCTTGTAGCACTCACGTAGTCAATATCAGCAGTAATATTTGCTGATGTAAGTGTTGAATTATTGTTTACCGCTGTAACAATATCGTTAAGTGTAGCTGGTTGACCTGCACCTGCTGACGCTGTAACTGTAATTGTTTGTGCGTTAATTTCAAAAGAGATTGCTGTATTTGAACCTCCTGTTGCAACACCACCATGTAATGATGATGTGTTACCACTTGCTACAGTTGATACACCTGAACCTCTAACTCTTACTTCATATTGAATTTCCGGAGTTGAAGCGGCGCCACTGTATGCTTCAATTGATTTCTTACCAAAGTTTGTTGATGATAAAGTTGAAGCTGTTGATGTGAAGTTTGCTTTTAATTCTGCCGCAATGTTTCCATCATCAAAGTCATCAAATCTAACATACACATCATTGGCCGCTAAACTGCTACCTTCTGTGGCTGTTGCCGCATCGTCTCTTGAATAAACGTTAGCAGATTTTGAAGTCCATGAAGCTGTGCCTGTGCTGTATGATTTAAACACAATGTTTGCACCTTGTCCAC